GACACCGCGGGCGCGGCCTCCGGCCGCGACTTCTCGATGGCCTCTCCGGGGGAGGGCTGGGATGGCTGAGAATCGCGTCATCGTAGAGAGCGGCAATGTCACCATTGCGGGCGGAACCGTCAACACGGTTCCTGTCGCGCCTGCGGGGATAAACTTCTACACCAGTTCCTTCAGTGCCATCGCGGGCCAGACGGCGACCCCATACAACTTCCTGTCCCTGTTCAATCCGCTGGCCAGCGGGAAGACCATCGTCATCTACGCGGCTTTCATCATCCCGTGGGCCAGTGGCGCTACCAGCACCACCAACCCGATGGAGAGCTTCCGCACCACCGCCGCAAGCGCCGGCACTCTGACCTCCGGTGCCAGTATCGGCAAGTTCGCGACCTCTCAGCCCAACTCCGTCGCCGAACTTCGAACCGGAAACCCCACCGTTACCGTCAGCGGCCTGACGCTTGGCGGTATCCCCCCGCTTATCACGGCCGCTGGCAGCGGCGCGAGCAGCCTGGGAAACATCACGGCTCCGACAGGAGCCAGCTTCGTACTCGTACCCGGCGAAGGTCTCTGCATGAGGCAGGTAGTCGCCGGAGACGTAGACCAACTGTGGAACCTGGGCTTCATCTGGGCGGAGGCATAATGATCGACGGATACGGACTCCCGGACGCTACCGACGTGCTGTGCGGTACTCGCACCACCAGCGGTACTCTCGTCACGGTCCCTGCGGGTCGGGCGTACACGGGCACTCTCACCCTGTCGGGCTCCATTGCCGTCGCGGGTACCTCCATTCCGGTGGTGACCATCAACGGTTCAGGGGGAGGGCCTGCCGACGGCACGGTAGTCGGCAGGATGAACTTGACCGGGCTTGCCCTGACCACGGTCTACGGAACGGCGGTCTTCGAGGTAATCGCCCGCGCTCCGGCGGAAAATGACCTGACCATCGACTTCACCCCGGGGGCGACGGGCACGAACTCCGCGACCCTCAACGGCTTCGTCTACGGCTAGGGGTCATTCATGGCGACCACCTTCGACGGCGTGCTGACTCGCATCCGTCAGCAGCTCATGGGCTACACCATGGACCAGTCCGCGATGGCCGAACTGGCCGTCGCCATGGGCGCCGGCGACACCTCGTTCACGGTCGCCACGGACGGCCCTCGGGCCGTGTCCATGGGCCTGGCGGAGATCGATGACGAACTCGTCCTGGTCAAGTCCTACGACCCCACCAGCGGGGTCGTGCAGGTCATGGGTGGCGTCAACGGCCGCGGAAGAGAAGGTTCCACGGCCGCCACTCACGCCCAGCAAGCGCTGGTGGCCATCGCCCCGAAGTTCCCCCGGGTGCGGATGCGCGAGGCCGTGAACGACGTTCTGGGGAACCTGTATCCGGATCTCTGCGTGTTCGCCACGACCTCGATCACGAACATCTCAGTCGTCTACGAATACGGCATGCCCGCCGATGCGCTGGATGTCTGGTCCGTCTCGGACCAGACTGTCGGTCCGTCCCAGGTCTGGATGCAGGGACGGACTTGGCGCTTCAATCCCACGGCCAACCCGACGGCGTTCCCGACGGGGAAGAGCGTCCAGCTCTTCGACTCGATCACGCCGGGGCGAACTATGTTCGTCAAGTACGTAACGGCGCCCGGAGTCCTGGTCAACGGCGGCGACGACTTCGCCGCCGTGACCGGCCTGGCGGAAAGCTCCGTGGACTTGGTGGTCTACGGAGCCGTGGCTCGCCTGCTGCCCGCCTATGAGGCGGCACGCCTCCAGCAGTCCTCTGTGGAGGCCACTGAGCGGGCGCCACTGGTGCCCGCGAGCAGCGCCATCAAGACGGCGCAGTACTACATGGCGCTGTATCAACAGCGCCTGGCCGAGGAGCGCAAGGCGATGTTCGACTTGCATCCGCAAACGCAGTTTTACGCAGGGTGAGACATGCCTGTTCTCCGTTTCTTTTCGGCGACAGCCCAGCCGACGACCCTGTCGGGGTCGATCAGCTCGGGCGCCACGTCCATCACTGTCGGGGCGACCATCGGGTTTCCCCCTTCGTTCCCGTACACGCTTGCGCTGGACTTCGGCGGCACCGCCGAAGAGCTGGTGGATGTCACGTCGGCCGCGGGCACGACGCTGACGGTCACGCGTGCCGTTGACGGCACATCGGCGCAGAGCCACAGCCTGGGCGCCGTAGTGCGCCACGTGGCGTCTGCGCGGGACCACGCGGACTACCAGACCCACCAGGCCGCCACGGCGGCCGTACATGGTGTTGCGGGCACGCTCGTCGGTACGAGCGACATTCAGACCTTGGCCAACAAGACGCTGACGTCTCCGACCGTCAATAGCGGTGCCCTCAGTGGCACCTTCACCGGGTCTCCGACGTTCTCCGGGGCGCCGAGCCTGAGTGGCGGTGGTGCCCTGGCGGGCACCTTCACGGGCAGTCCGACCCTGTCGGGCAATCCGACCTTCACCGGATCGCCCAGCTATAACACCACTGCCGGCGTCCTGTCGCAGCGATCGGCTGCGTCCAGCTCCGCCTGGCGGACCTCGGTCCTGGGGGACACGAACGACCGTTGGATCGCCAACGCGGACGGCAAGCTCGTCTGGGGCAGCGGCAGCGCCACGGGCGATGTGACGCTGTACCGCAACGCGGCGGACGAACTGAAGACCGACGACGCCCTGACGGTCGTCGGCAATGTCACGGCCGCCAACCTCCAGGTGGGCGCCTGGTCTTCGTGGACCCCGATCTGGTCCACGTCCACCGGCTTGCACACGCCGTCGTTCGGCAACGCCGTCGTCACCGGCACTTACGTCCGGATTGGCCGGATGCTGTTCTTCTCACTGGCCGTGACCTTCGGTTCCACCACGAACTTCGGCACCAGCGTGACCACGGCCGACAACTGGATTTTCTCCCTGCCCGCGTCCCTGACGGCGTCGGCGGCCTTCGCCGGCACGCAGCAGATCTGCGGCATGGGCCGCGCATCGCAGTCCTCCGGGGCGACCATCCCGTTCGCCGTCCGCTCGGACGGCGGCGGCACCAACTTCACGCTGGACACCTCCGGCGGACGGCAGGACGCCGTCGCGCTCACCAACACGGGCGCCGTGGACTCTCTGACGCCCTGGACGTGGGCCGTCAACAACGCCTTCGCCTGTCAGGGCGCCGTGGAAACGACAACCTGATGGCCGATATCGTCCATGGGATTCCGTATCCGCTCAGCTCGCGCCCCGCCACCAGCGGGGCTGCGACGTACGCCCTCACGGGCGTTGACTACGACTACGCCATCGGCGGCATTCCATTCCTGAGTGGCGTCGGCGACGAGCGGCCCATGACCCTCTCCGCCGCGCCGGTCCGCAAGGACCAGTTCGACAACACCCGCGAGCCGGGCGAGCAGTCCTTGACCGGATGGTGGCTGCGTTCGCAGTCCACCTTCATCGGCGGTGAAGGCATGCTGTACCAGGACCCCGACCAGGTCGGGTCCGCCAACCTCCAGAATCGCCATGCGATCCAGTACGGCCACTCCGTGGGCCTCAACCCCTGGACCAACGGGCAGCTCACTCTGCTGCGATCCACCTCGCAGCGCATCGCCGACGCCTCGGCGGACAGCCACTTCGTGCTGGGCTGGAACGACGGCACGGACCGCTACTGGTCCGCCGTCGGCACCGCCCTGAAGTCCGACACCGGCTCCGCCGTCACCACGATCACGTGGGGCGGAGCCAACACGATCCGCTCGCTCACGAGCGACGGCACGAACTACTACGCCGCCGACAGCGTCGGCATCTACAAGGGCGCCGGGAACGGCGCCGGAGCCCTGCTGTACAACACGGGCACCACCGCCGTGGTGGCCCGCTGGGTCAAGGGCCGCCTGATGGCGGGTGTCGGCAACAAGGTCTACGAGCTGACCAGCGCCGGGCCCGCGCTGCCGATCGGAGATCTGCGCTTCACGCACCTGAACAGCGCGTGGACCTGGACGGACTTCGCCGAAGGCACCAATGCCATCTACGCCTCCGGCGCAGCCGGCAGTCAGTCTTCCATCTACAAGTTCGTGCTGGACACGAGCGGCGCCGTGCCACTCCTGGCCCTGGGCGGCGTTCTGACCGCCCAGCTCCCCCTGGGCGAGACGGTCAACTGTCTGACCGTCTACCTGGGGACCTTCGTCGGCATCGGCACTTCACGCGGTTTCCGCGTGGGAGAGATCGACGCCAACGGCGACATCGCCTACGGGCCACTGCTGGTATCCGTCAGCGGCGGCGTGAAGTCCGTCGCCGCGTATGACCGGTTCTTCTTCGTCGGGGCGACGAACGCCGTTGACGGGTCCAGCGGTCTGTACCGCGTGGACCTGGGTCAGATCATCCAGGACGCGGGGGCGACAGCCCCGCGCATGGCGTACGCCACGGACCTCCAGGCGCACGTCACCGGAACGGTGACCAGCGTCACCAACTTCGGGAACAGTGACCGCATGATCCTCGCGGTAGTAGGCCAGGGGGCCTATCTGGAATCGGTCTCCACGCTGGAGACCGGCGGGTACTTCACTACCGGCCGGGTGCGCTTCAGCACCCTGGAGCCGAAGCTCTTCAAGTTCCTGACGGTCAAGACTCCCGTCTCCCTCATGGGAGGCGTCACGGCTTCCGTGACGGACCCCGGAGGGGCCACGACATCCATCCTGAGCATCTCCCAGGGCGGCACGGCCCAGATCGAGAACGTGCTGCTGTCGGCCCCGACGACGTCCGTGGAATGGCTCCAGCTCCGCCTGGACCTGGCCAGGTCCGCCACGGACTCCACGCAAGGACCGGTGGTCACCGGCTGGCAGTTCAAGGCCCTGCCGGGCGTGATCCGGCAGCGCGTCTTCGAGCTGCCGCTGCTGCTGTTCGACTCCAAGAAGACGGACACGGGTCAGACCGTCGGCTACAAGGGCTACGCCCAGGAGGTGCTGGACGCCTTCTGTCAGCTCCAGCAGAGAGGCGATGCGGTGTCCTTCCAGGACCTGATCGCCGACACGAGCACGCTCGTCGTCATTGACGACTTCAAGTACGAGTCCCGCTCCAGCCCCGCGTCCAGGACGCGAGCCGGGGGTTACCTCTATGCGCAGCTGCGCACCATCGCGGATGTGATCACGGCATGACTGAAGAAGAGAAGGCCGCGTACGCGCGACTGGACGAAGCTCTGGCCGAAGTTGCGCGCCTGGAAGGCGCGGACGGCGTCCTGACGGAGTGGATCGTTGTCTACTCCGCCCAGCACTACGACGAAGACGGAGACGCCGTCGCACAGGTGGGCACCATGGTGCCCGGCGGTGGCGGGCACACGCCCTTCCACCGCCTGATGGGCCTTCTCGATTACGCCCTGACGCGCTGCCGCGCGGAGGTGGGCAATGCCTGACTGGCTTCCGCGCGACATCATCGCCCCCGCCTCCGATGCGGAGCACGAGGCCGTGAAGACGGCCCAGAGGGCCCTGAAGCTCTCCCCGACAGGGGAGATGGACGAGTCCACGAAAGCCTCCCTGAGGGGCGTACAGCGCCTCTTCAGGGTCCCGGTCACGGGAATCCTGGACCGGGAGACGGGGGCGCTCATCGAGCGCCTGGCCCACATCTACAGGGAGCCCGAATGACCAGCATCGTCGTGAATATCGCGTCGAACGTCACCACGACGGGCGTCACCAACGCCATCGTGACGCCGTTGGCGCGCTTCTATCTGGTCCAGGTCGCCATCCCGACCGGAACCGCGACCGCGGTTCCCCAGCTCTCGATGGACGGCGTCAACTTCTGGACGCCGAGCCTGACCAACGTGAGCAACGACCCCGTCGTGCAGCTCTACCAGATCGTGGACTACCCGGTACTCCGGATGCGCCTCAACGTCACCGAAATCGATGGCGCCACTCTCCGCTCGGACTTCTCCGTCATCTACTGAGGGATCGGGATCATGAACCGGGATCATGTTGTTGACATAACGGAGCGTGCCGCCTGGACCGCCGCACAGGCGGCCCTGGCGCTGCTCATCACGGAGGCCGCCGGCCTCCGGACCTGGTGGGCCCTGCCCCTTGCCACCGCGCTGAGCGCGGCCAAGACCTGGGTCGTGAACAAGCTGGGCGCCAGGGGCGCGTGATGAACGAGAGCGGAGCCGTACTCCTGGAGCTGGAGCGCCTGAGAGGCGCCGTCAACGAGGGATTCGCGACCGTCAACGGTCGCCTCGACGGCATGTCTCAGCGCGCCTCCGTCGCGGAGGCAGAGCTGGAGAAGCTGGACTCCAGGGTCTCCGCCCTGGAGAAGCGGGTGTGGGCCGCCGCCGGAGTGGCGGCTCTGATGTCCAGCGGCGGGATCGCCGTCGTCCTGGCCCTGATGGGCCATTGAGCCCGGAACGCAAGAAAGGCCCGGCCCCCGAAGGGGCCGGGCTTCTTTGTGCTTCGCGCCCCTCGGGCGTCGGAGACCAGTCACGAGGCCAGAGGGGCGTGTCTCAGGGGGTGGAGTCCGCCATTCGGCGAATCCTCATGGCTGCTGCGAGGTCGAAGGGTTCGACGGCGTCCGCCGCCTCGCGCAGCACCTCTGCGCGGTAGGCGTCTACGAGATCGGTTGCCCAGATCTCGTCTCCGCCAGACGAGATCGGATCGCGAGTGACGATCTCAATCAGCTCTTCTCGCGTGCTCACGCGCCAGTCGTGCTCGCACTCAGCGCCCATCAGCTCAGGTCCGGGATAACGAACCATGTGGGCGAATCCGTCAGCGTGACGCCGATCTTCTCGGCGGCCTTGTGAATGGCCACGTCCCAGCCGCAGAACTCCGCGTAACCGAACGACTCGCGTATGACGGACGTGTGCTCGCCGGGGGCGAGCGCGGCGCACTCGGTCACCAGGAAGGACTTGTCCTGGTCGTACTCACCGGCTCGGAGAATGCGGACGCGGACCGGGCCGAGGTCGATTTCCGCGACCTCCGGGTCCACGTTCTCCGAAGCGCGGGCGCCGTAGGCGAAGTAGACGGTGTGCTGCGCGCCCATCAGGGCCGCTCCTTCCAGAGCGCGTACGGGACGAGGAACACAAAGGCCGCCCCGGAGGGGGCGGCCAGGATGAACACGGGGTTCTGGATCAGATGCCAGATCATTGATCGACCTCCGGGTCGATGTGGTCGGCGGCGCGCCGCCACCCGAGCACGAATCGAGTGATGTACTCCTGCTCCCCCGGGTGCTCCTCCGGCCCCACAAACTCGCGCAGCTTCTCCGCCAGTGCATGAGCGTGGGCGTCCAGAACGGCCCGCGCCCATTCCTTGGATGCCTCCATGTCGGAGCTGATCCTGTAGTCCGACAGCCAGAGGTCTTCGTGCAGTTCGTCAAGCTCGGTGCTCACCCTGCCGCCTCCGGCAGGTTGTCGGGGTCTGTGTCCTCGCCCCAGCCCATTGCTGTCGCGCCCGCAAGGCGGGCCTCCTCGGCCGCCCTGTCGGCCGGCGTGAACTGGGGCTGTGCCATGGCCGCCGCAAGGGCGGCGCCGGGCTGCCGTATGGGCAGCCCCTGGCCCTGCTCCAGGTCCAGTACGCGCTGGAGCTTGACTCGCAGGGACTCGGACTCCTCGTCCGGCTGGATGGTCACGGTGGTCTCCTGGATTCCGTCGGAAAATTCGAACCTGACCGGAGTCTTACCCCGCAGGGTGAGCACTGGCGTTAGCCTTCCTTTCGAACTTGATGGCCGCCGTCTTCTCGGCGGCACGGGACGGCTGACGCCGTTTGCTGTAGTACCAGGGCAGGATCTTTACCCACTTCGAAGGCGTGCCCCGTGGGCGCATCAGTTGCCCTTGTCTGGATCGATGAGATCGGCGGCATGCTCCATGCCTATGCGGTAACCGGCACGCCGTTGGGCCAACGGGCCCTCCAGGCCCTGGCGAAGCCTCTCCGCCGCTTCGCGGAGGACGTCAGCGCGGAAGCGCTTGAAGTACCAATCGACGTGATCCTCGGGCATGCCGCGTAGAACAAGTTCGACCCGGAAGCGCTCGATACGTTCGTTCATCGCCCCTCCATGGGCCGCACATCGGTCAGCGCCAGAATGGCGCTGGAATGGGTGATGATTAGTGCGCCGTCCACGGCGTGGACACTGGCGTCGCCCGGAAGGGCGATCTCGTACTGGGCTCCGCCCTCAACGGCGTACGCGACCGCGTACGGCCGGCGCCGGGGCGCCGGGTCTACCTGGACGTGCTTCTCCGGCGCGGAGCAGCACACACCGAAGCCGCCATGACAGTTCGACTCCATCGACGCCGCTTCATCGGCGTCCCGATACCCGCTGCGCGGGTCTGGGTTCGGATCTTCGGCGGCGTTGGTCCACGCTTCTCCGCAGTCGTGGCACACGAAGCCCATGCGTCCATGACGCCATAGCCTGTCGCCTGTGATCTGCATGACGTTCGGGTGCTTGCACCCGGCGGCCTCCGGCTCTGCCGGGAGGAAGGCGTGCGAGCAGGTCATATCGCTGCGCTTCAGCCACCAGTCCTCATGGCACACGTCGCAGTGGTTACTGCGACTGATGTGCTGATTGCGCTGGTGACCGCAGGTGACGCAGTCGTCATCCTCTGATGAGTCCTTCAAGGGCATTACGCCCTCCTTCCAGGAAAAGTGAGTTCACGTCATGCCCCTTGGGCATGCGTACGGGGATGGCCCGTACGTCATTGATCAGCTTCTTGTTCAGGCCCTTGCCGGCGGCGTCGCCGTCTCCGAGGACGAGCACCTTGGCGAAGTCGTCAAAGCATCGGGGGAAGTGCTTGTGCCAGTTCGTGGCACCCGGCACGGCCACGGCCGGGATGCCGCACATGGAAAGCGTGATCGCATCGATCTCGCCCTCTGTGACGCAGATGACGTCACCTGGCTTCGCCAAATCCAGGACGTTGTACAGGTTCGTCTCGAACCCCGGCTGCCCCAGGTACTTGGGGCAGCCCTCCTCCTTGCAGTCGTGCCGCCGAAGGCAGCGGAAGCGGAAGTTCACCACGCCGGAGGGCGTGATGTACGGCAGGGCCAGTCGGCCGCGGTATCCCTCGTGGCCCTGGGTGGGCCGGTCAGCGACGCCCAGGCGGTACGTAGCGGCGACCTGTTCGCCGAACCCCCGGCTCGTCAGATACTCCTGGGCGGCGGTATTGGCCGCCAGATCGGTTTGGTACTGCGAGGCCGCTTGCGCGAGCAAGAGCCTCTGCTCGGGCGACGGCAGCCGCACGGTCGCACCCTTCCATTGCAATGATCAGATCCACGGCGGTGCCCTTGGCGCCGCACGCCTGACAGAAGAACAGGCCCTTCTCCAGGTTGACCCGGAGAGAGGGCCTGCGTTCCCCGTGTACGGGGCACAGGGCGTCCTGCTCGCCCCAGCGGGAGCTGCCGTGCAGCTCCACGTCGTAGTGCTCCAGGACGGGTTCTAGGGGGATCAGTGATAGCCCGCCGCGCGGAGCATCGCGGCGGCCATTCGGAGGTCGATACGTGCCCATTGCCAGTCCTCCGGGGCGTTGTCGAACAGCAAGTGAGTGCTGTCCAGGAGGTTCCACGGGATGTGGGCCTCCCAGCGCTCGACCGGCTTGCGGTCGACGCGCACCACCAGGAGGAGCATCTCCGCGCCCGCGTTGCGGGCTTCCGCTACAGCCTCCGCCTTCCAGGCGGAGATCTTGTTCGAGCGGTCGCCCTTGACCTCGATGACTACGTCATCGATGCCGGTCACATCGCCCTTGTCGGCGGAGCCGGCCAGGGCCCGGCGCTCCGCGCGGGGGAAGCCGTTCTCTTGGAGGTAGCGCACGACCATGCGCTCCGTTTCTGTGCCTCGCGCCTTCGACTTACTCATCGGCGGCACAGCCGCATGTGCCACCGGGCGGCCTCGAAGGATGCGGCCCATTCGTGCCGATGGGCGCCGCGCACGCCCCAGCTGCCCGAGGGCACCCAGGGGGGGTGGGGGCCGCAGGCATGTGACCAGGTCCAGCCGATCGTGTCCTTGTAGACCCGCGCCCTGGGGCGCTCAGGCGCCCTGGGCGCCCTGTTCAGGGTCGCCAGAGGCATGACCCTGTAGTCCGGTATGTCATGCCCCAGAAGGGGCAGTTGACGAAGATCGCTCATGCCGTCCCCCAAATCTTCACGGGTATGCCCGCCTCTTTGGCGAGGCGGATCATGTGCTGCGTGCCGCGCCCTCCGGGCAGCGGAAAGGCCAGAACCAGATCGGCCCCGGCCTTGATCATTTCCGCGTTGCGGATGGGCCCGGCCGAGAGGCCGTGCGTCTTCCAGTCGGCGGGGTGCAGCTCCTCGGTGACACCCCGATCCAGTCGGAGCCCGGCCCATATGTGGGCCCAGTAGTCCGCCCCGGTGCGACAGGCGCCGTGCACGAGCGTGAACGCTTCATGCATCAAGTGGACTGTGTCCAGCGCATCGAAGACGGCTCCGGCGTCTTCGTAGTTACGGCTGCCCGTGACTATTACGCGCATCACTCCTCCGGCCATTGCCGCCTGGCGGTCGGCGCGGTCGGCGCGCAGCATGCGCTGACGTGCCACCGGGCGCGTGATGCCCATGGCGGCGTATAGCTCCAGCAGACGTTCCGCAGTGTTGAAGACGATGACTTCCCGGCGCACCCCGTCGCGCCTCACGTCGACCACCCCAGCAAGTACAGGGCGCAGCCCACGAAGAAGGTGCCCAAGAGGATGGAAGACGACCAGAATATGGCCCACAGGACGACCAGCACCGGATCGAAGGTCAATTCCCATCCGAGGCGCTTGTAGGGATTGCGCTCGAAGAGCTTCATCGCTCCTCCTTCCCTCGGGCCTTGCAGGCCCGGGAACAGAAGATCCCTCGCCCGAAGAGGCGAGGGATCTCTTGGAGACAGACCGGGCAGAGATTGCGCCATGTCATGGCCGCACCTTGTCCAGGTAGCGGCCCAGTTCCTCCGGCGTGGCTTCGTGCCACGCCCAATGGTCGCACCCGTGGTGCACCCAAACGCCCGGCCAGGGCTGGACGCCTCCGGCGTCGGTCTCCTCTTCGTCCCAAGCGCAGATCACGTCATTCCTTCCGCGACGCGGAGCAGGCTGGCATAGTCGTCAGCGCGCTCCTGGAGCGCCTTCACTTCCTTGCCCAGAGATAGAGCCCTGGGGCCCGTGGAGGGCGCCATGCGCCACTCCTGGCGCAGCCTCTCGGCGCGCTCGGCGAGCTGCGCATGGCGGAGATCGAGTTCGCGGAGCGTGAGTGCGTTCATCAGTCCTCTCCTCCCCCGCTCCAGCCCCCGTACTGCTGGAGGCCGTACGGGATGTTGATGTGGTCGGCCACCTGCGAGGTGGCCGCATTGAGTTGCATCTGGAAGGGCCGCTCCGCGTTCGGGTCGGCCTGGGCGTGCCTGTTCTTGACGCACGCCATGAACAGCTCCCCCGCGGCGTTGGTGCCGCAGGAGAGGATGAGTTCGGGGAGCTTGACGACCTTGCCGTGCATGTCATAGATCGACGGACACGGCTTCTTCGTGGCCTTGGAGTCGCTGGCGTGGTGCACCAGCAGCACATGGGCCTCGGTCTCCCGTGCCAGGACTTTCATCTGGCGCATCAGGTCCCGCAGGGTCGCCCACTCGTCTCCCGCCTCATGGCCGACATCGGAAGCGATATCGATCAGGATCTGCTGAGGCCATACGCCGTTCTTCTCGGCGTACGCGTCCGTGGAATACCAGATGTCATCGAGGCTGGGCCCGGGATGGAACTCCCATTGGATGTAGTCGTATTGGGCCAGCGCTTGCGCGCACTTCTCCGGCTCCGTGCGGAGCCAGGTCTCCGTGGTCTCGGTGGGCGTCCCGGTGGCGAGAGCCACCATGCGGGACGCCACCGTGTCCTGGTCGGAATCCGTGGAGAAGGCCAGCGTGGGAACGCGCATGCTGGCCAGCGCGTTCAGGGCGATCCGGGTCTTGTGGGACCCGGACTCCCCGAACAGCATGGACATGCTGGCCCTGCGGAATCTGATGGACCTGGATTCCCAGGACGCGAACGCGGGGGGCAGCGGCTCCTTGCCGACCGCCCCCCGCGTCACGCTGCGAGACAAAGTTTGCACTCACTCGACCTCGGGGTCGATCAGGTCGGCGGCGGCATAGCGACCGCCGGCCCAGCCGTTGATGTACGAAGAAAAGCGCCCGTCGGGAGTCCCTTCGGGCGCCTCAGCGGCGCGGATCTTCTCCGCCAGCTCGTGGGCGACCTCGTCGCGGTAGGCGTCGAGCGCCCTCTCCCTCTCGGCTGGGGCGCAGGCCATCATGGCGAACAGGTACTCCCGGGCCGGAGGCGTCTGGCTCCGTAGCGCGAACAGCACTACGCCCAGGACCGCCTCATGGATCTCGTCAGCCTTGATCACCGCCCCTACGGGGAGGTGCCGGGAGATCACTTGATGGAGCCTGAGGCTCAAGTCGTCCCGCGCGCTCACGCGCCCTCCTCGTCCGGCAGGTAATATCCTGCCTGCTCCAGCCGCCAAACGAGGTCCCCGGCGTCCACGCCGCCAACTTCGTTGACCTCGATGTACCAGTCGGAGACGATGCGCAACACGGCGGCGACGGGGTCTGCCTGGTCGCTGGCAAGGCAGATGTGAGTGCCCATCACTCGACCTCGTGGTCGATCAGGTCTGCGGCAACCTCCATGGCGATGCCGCGGTTGCCGACCCCCTTGACCCAGTCGGTATCGGCATCCGCCTCCTTGCGGATCTCCTCCGCCAGTTCGTGGGCGTAGGCGTTCAAAATCTGGTCCGCGGCCTGTGTCGGCGACAGATCGCCGAAGCGCTCATGCAGATCTTCGCCGCGCACGTACGCGTGCGTCAGCCTGCTGAAGACTTGGATCAGCAGATCTCGCGGACCGAATGCGGTGAGGCTCACGCGCCCTCCCCGATCGCCAGATCGGGCGGGGTCAGGCCCACCATCAGATGGGACCAGCGGTTCTCCTCGCTGGTCCGGTAGACCACCAGCGCCGGGTACTCCCAGGCGATGCGGCGCAGCAGCGCCAGCATCTTGTCCGGGTCCATACCATGACCCACTGACACCCAGCCCCTGACGGAGCTGATGTGGGACATGGGCCGGAACAGCGACTGATGCCGCGCATCGTCGGAGCTGCGCTCCTGGAGCGCCTCGTCCGCCTGGGCGACGGACCTCCAGCCCTCCCGGGCGTCCGGGAAGAGTGCGAAGGTCGCGTCCATCAGGCGACCACGGGGGTGAACTGCGCGAACGCCTGCGCCACCTGAGGGGCGCAGTACCACGCCTTGCCCGCCTGTCCCGAGGGGGACAGGCCGTAGAACTGGTACATCCCGCCCTTGGCCGGGGCCCCCTTCGGGACGCCCAGTTGCGTCGCCAGGGCATGCAACTGGGGCGTACCCCCGGGGTACGGGACATTGAGCTTGTACCAGCCCTGCGGGGCCGGGTACTCCTTGCGCTGCTGACCACCCTGCTGCGCGGCAGGGGCGCCGCCGTACTGCGGCGCAGCCTGCGCCTGCGCAGGCCACTGCTGCTGCTGGACCGGCTGGGCGCCCCAGGGCGCCGGCTGCTGCTGGACCGGCGGGCCCTGGTAGCCCGCCGCGGCCGGGACCGACACGTTCGGCCCGAACGGTGGCGGCGTGGCAGCCGTCTGCGGGCCGCCGGTCACGGCCTGCCAGGCTGCCCGAAGACGCCCCGCCAGGGGCGCCACGGCCTCTACGGCCTGAATCAGATCGTGGGCGCTCTGCGCCCGAATGACCAGCATGCTCCCGTCCGGGAGCTTGGGGGACCAGGTGTAGACGTGGTTGTGCGGGTTGTCCGGAGTCTCGGGGTAGGTGACGCCCGCGTCGGCGGGCGTCCTGGGACTGCCGTCCCAGTTCTCCTCCGGCTCACTGTCCCAGGGGGCCTGGCCCTCAGTGGCCTCGGGCTCCGAGGTCTGCTCGGTCATGCGGTTCTCCTCGATCGAGATCGTTCGGAATGAACCGAGCCCCTCGCCGATGTGGCGAAGGGCTCGCAGGTCTGTGGTGTCCCAGCCGATCACTGGCAGCTCGGGTCCTGGGGGACCACGGCGACGGAGGCGTACGCGTTGCCGCCGTGATAGGCGATGTAAATTCGGTTGCCGTAATCGCACTTCGTGGCGACGTTGCTGAAGCCGTCCGGCATGCGGATCAGGTCCGCCGGAGCTCCGTTGTCGTTGTGAGTCCTCGGAGCGTCCTTGAACGGCTCGGTGTACTTGTCGCCGCATCCGGCGAGCAGGATCGTCCCGCCCAGTACGGCGGCGATGCCGAGCAGGCAGATGCCGGTCATGGCCGTGGAGAAGGCCAGCCAGCCCCATCGGGTGCTGGCCGCCGCACCAGCGGCGACGGTCGCATTGGCGACCAGGAGGACGAGAAGTCCCCGGACCTCATGGCCCCGATACACGAAAGCCGCCCCGAGGGCGGCGAGTAGGGCTATGAAGAAGATCAGCATCAGCGCTGATCCAGGAGCGCGAGAACCTCCGCCTCGCGGTAGCGAGGCCGCCCGCCGGGCGTTCGGATGCTCGCAAGTTGGCCCGCCTGGGCCCAGTTGCGCACGGTGGCAGGGTGGACGCCGAACATTCGAGCGGCCTCAGCTGTGGTCAAGAGCCTTTCTGGCTCCGGGGTCCCGGTCATGTCTCTCCTTGATCAGAAGGGGGGTGCGTACCCGGCGTCGGCCGGGTCGTAGATGGCGGCCAGGGGGCCGCCCTTGAAGGCGCATGCGGCGGACACATCACAAAGGAAGCAAGCTTGCCCCGTTTCATCGACGGGGAACTGACCCGACTCGATCTGCGCCCACGCCTTGCCGAAGATGCCGCCGACGAAGGCGGCCGTGTACTCGCCCAGCTCGTACGGCCTGCCGAGACTGGCCCGGCGGTTCATGAAGGGCACCCCGAGCTTCGCCCGGACTCCGTACTTGGCCTCCAGCAAGGCCGCGTAGGTGCCGAACTGGTCGGCGTTCTTCGGCGGCCTCTTGGAGGTCTTCAGGTCCACGATGATGAGCTGATCGAAGATGGGGTCGCGGAAGACCCGGTCCAGGTACGCCTTGATCTCCACCGGACATCCGGGCAGGCGCCCGGACACATCCAGTTCGATGGCCGGGAGGCCATCAGGCGTGGTCCAGATCCCGTAGGGCGACCGCTGTCGCCAGGAGATGTAGGCCCGGACGAACTCCGGGCCCATCTGGTTCCAGATCTCGATGGGCTCGCTCTGCGAGCGCCTCCAGCTCCACTCATCGGGCTCCTTCTGGCGGAGTCTGTCGAGCTGGGCATTGAAGTGCCTCCGCCATACCTCGCGGAGGTAGTCGCCCTCCCATGTCACCGTTGCCGGTGACGCCGTGACCGTGTCGCGGTCGTACTGTTCTGTCGCCTCGTGGACGGCGCTGCCGCCGGCCAGCCACAGCGCGGGGCGCTGTGGCGCCTTGGCCAAGTACTTCAGGAAATAAGAACGCGCGCAGCGCTCCAGCGTGTCGCGGGAGCTGTACGAGATGTGCTCAGGCAGCAGGAGCTGCCTGCTGCCCTGAACGGAGACCGTTTTCGGCTGTTGTGGCAAGCTTCTCTCCTTTCTTCAGGGCCACGATCTCGACCTGCTCCCGCAGGTCCACGTTCTCCGCCCTGAACCATCGGACGGCCGGAATCCGGCCGCCGACCTGCATGGACATCCGCAGCCAGCGGCCGCTGGCTGTCTGGCCGATGTAGCGGCCCGGATAGGCCGTGCCGTTCTGGATCACCCAGGCGTCGCCCCTCGGGGCGCGCTCAGGGAAGCGCGCCGCAGGCGCCCATCCGACCGCCTCCCGGGCCGCCTGCCCGGCGGCCTCGCGCTCCGCCTTCAGGCGGGCGACGTGCTCCGCGAGCAACACGCGGATCGTTTGCACGCTGTATCCGGTCTGTCGGCTGATGGCCTCCAGGCTTCGCCCTCCGGCTGCGCCGGGCATGGCGAACAGCCTGGCGGCTTCCGCCGCACGCTCCTGCGCGCCCATGCGCGCCAGGTGCTTAACCAGCCTGCGGCGGTACAGGTACCGCTCGTGCTGATCCGTGCCGCCCCACACGCCGTACTCCTCGCCCCAGCACACCTCGCGGCACGCGAGGTACAGCGGGCACTCGATGCACACCTCCTTGGCCTCGGTCCAGGCCCTCCGGGCGAACTTCCCGGGCGCGGTGGACAGGTCCTGCGGACCGGGGTAGAAGAAGGTCTTCTCCAGCTCGTTGCTGGAGAACTTCGCGCACGCCATGCCGCCGGGGTCCGGCGGGCTCATGGCGCGTCCGGGTCTTCGAGAAGGGCCATCGGCGACACGCCCAGGGCGGACGCCAGGGCCATGGGCTCGTCCACGGAGACGCTCCTGCGAGCGAGACCGTTGGAGTGGCGCCCTCGCTCGATCGTGCCGATCGCGTTCCGGGCCATGAGGCGCCCGCCGGACTGCGTCCGCAGCGCCAGGTGCGTCATGGTCAGTCCGAGCACGTCGCGCCAGCGACGTACGTTGCGACCGACGTTGCGCGAATAGCGCAACTCGGTATCGCTTCGCGGTTCCATCTCTCTCCTTCGGGCATGCGGAGACTCGCCAGGGGCGAGTCGAAGACGAGGGGCTTGAGGGTTCCGGCGCCGGCCGGAACGAGTTCGCGACTGGCGAACGTCCAGTGGCCGGTGTCGAAGGGGCGTTCCATGGTGTTGCGCTTGGGCCGGTAGTGATCAACGATCCGCCGGGCGGCGATGGTGGACAGTAGGCCCCAGACCCGCTCCTCAACCGGGCGACCGGGCTTGTAGTGGCTGCGCCAGAGAGAGGTGAACACGTCGGCGGTCAAGTCTTCGGCGAGCTGGGGGTCGTAGATCTTCAGCCGTCCGCGGATATAGCCCTGGACTCGCGGTCGGTACTCGCGGTACAGGGCGGTGAACTGGGCGTCCGCCGCGGAATTGGGGGTTGCTTGTTCGGGCATGGCGAAGCCTCTCGTTCCGCCTCGGGGTTTCCTGGGCATGCGAAAGGCCCACCCGGGGGGGGTGGGCCTTGATGTCAGTGGCGCGCGCTAAGCGCGCCAGACTATTTCGATCAGATCGGGATTGAACTTGGCCACACCCTTGCCCTGCGGGTGGACGATGACTCCTTCCAGGCTCCGCAGGAGCTGGGCCCGCTGGCGCTCCAGCGGGAGCGCGTCGAACGTCTCCCTGGTGTACTCAACCGCCTCGGTGCGTCTGTTCTCGCGCTCCGCGCGGCGCTTGAGCAGGGCGAGTCTTTGCTGCTCCTGCTCAAGGTCTTGCAGCATCGGAAGAGCCGTGCTGATCAGGATCTTCCTGGTCGTCACGGCATTACGCACCTGCTTGATGTCGCTGGTGCACCTGTCCAGCTCCCGCTGGCGGTTCTCGCCCCAGCCGACATCGCCGGCGGTGAGGCATGCGCGACGCTCGTCGCTCAACACCGCGTCGACAACGAGGCGATCGATCGGAGCGCCCACGCGGGCGATCTTTCCGCAGCCCTTGGCGTAGCCGCTGCGATCGCACAGGTACACCTGGTACTGCGTGCCGCTGGCGCGGCGGCGCATCTGGCCCCGCATGGGGCCGTTGCAGGCTCCGCAGCGGGCGATGCCCGACAGGAGATAGCGCATGGCGTTGGTGCCCGGGCGCTCCCGCGTCGGGCGTCGGGCCTCCAGTGCCTCCAGGACCTCGGACAGTTGATCCTGGGAGCACAGTGGCTCCCAGGCTGCCCGTATGGGCATCCCGTCCTGCCCGAGGACGACTTCGCCCCGGTAGACCTTGATTCCCGCCAGCGCCGGGTTTGTCAGGACCCGGCGGACCGTCTTGTGGTCCAGGCGCTCCGCGCCGCGGAACCTCTTGCCGGATCGGGACGTCGGGGCTATGCCCCGCTTGAGCCAATCCGTCTGGATGTCGGAGATCTTCGCACCTCCCAGGATGGCCTTGTGCGCGGCGAGGATCTCCTTCCCCGCTTCCGGGTCGACCGTCAGGCCGTCCGCTTGCCAGCCGTACGGCTGGCGCCCTCCGTGGGGCTTGCCTTCGCCGGCAAGCTCCAGTTGTTTGCGCTGGACCCTGCGGCCGGTATCGGCCGAGGACTTGTTGGCGAAGGCCACCATTACGCGGGCCATGGTCAGCCCGTCCGTGGTGGCCAAGTTAACGTCTCCTTCGAGCGTCGCGAACACGTAGCTCGCCCGCCCGGCATAGATGTCGATGGCCCGCTCTAGGTCCCTGGGTTGGCGGGCGAAGCGGTCCAGGTTGTAGACCACCACGCCCTGGATGATCCCCAGGTGCAAGTCACCCAGCAGGCGTTCGAACTCGGGGCGCACCACCTTGCGCTGGTACGCGGAGAGATCGTTGTCCTCGTAGATCCCGGCAACATTCCAGCGGCGGACCGCTGCCAAGGCGCAGCAGTCCTCGCGCTGCCTGGTGACGCCCTTGGCGTCGCCTTCGACGTCCTCGGAGATGCGTACGTAAACGCCCACGTCAATGGGCATGTGGTCCTCCCCTGTTTGGCAACAGGGGTGACAGTACCGTGAGTTGGCTTAGTAAGATCGTCAAGCCAGTTCATGATGTTGGATCTTGGGCCGCGGTGCGGGCTCGTCGAGGTAGCCGGCGAGCATCTGCTCGACCCATGCCGAGCTCCGCTCGGGGGCGTTGGCCAACTGCTTGGCCACCCAGGCGTCTATCTGCTCCTGTGTCAGTTCGGTGTTCTCGCTCATGCCTCGTCCTCGAAGGCGCGCTCCAGCGCATCGCCGGGGACCTGGACTTCCGTCATGGAAGTCCAGCCCTTCGACCAGTGCTTCCGCTCGATCCGCTTGCGCTGGGCGTTGCCGTCGATGCCCATGAAGGCGCAGAGCTGGCCGGGGAAGACCCAGTGGCCGCGCTCGTCGGTGAAGACGGCGGCCTGGCGGCCGTGGAAATCGAAGGAGGTGAGCCGGCTCGGCTCACCTGGCGGAACGGGAACGATCTCGCTCAAGGCTCCCGCCTTCCATGTACGGGACACGGCCCCGTCGCCACGGGGCCTGCCGATGTCTGATGCTCACGCTCTCGCGTGCCGCAGTGGCACACGGGCTTGACGGCGGCCTCCCGGCTGCCGCCTGCTTCCCAGCGCTGGATCGACTTCGCGATCCACGCGAAGCGTGCCGGGACATCCGGCTCCGCCGGCCTGTAGAAGTCCCACGCCGCGCGGGGACGCAGGAAGGCCGGGGCCAGCATGAAGCGGCCCCGGCCTTTGCCGGTCTTGTGATCCCAGGCCAGTTCCTGGCCCGCCGTGCGGGCGGCGGAGCCGCCCCCCAGGGCTTTCAGGAACTTCCCCTGGGTGTCCAGGACACCCCGGGTACTGAACGGCCCCAGGACCACCGTGTGGGCGGTCTCTGGGGCCTCGGGGAAAGCTATCTGCCCGACCACCGCTAGGCGGTGGGTCCGGGCTCTGATCTCATCAAGAGCATCGATCGCGAGGTCCGCGACCTCCCCAGCTGTTCGGTTGCTGTTCTCCGGGTCCGTCAGGATCGCCGCTACTGCGGCGTTCTCTCTCGCGCTCACCTGCGCGCCTCCAGCGTGATGCCGTGTCGGATGTGATGCCGTACACCTCGGCAACCTCTCGCGTGGTCATGCCAGCCTCAATGGCCATGTACACGTAGTCGAATTTGTCCAGCTCCGCCTGGCGCTCACGCTCCGCGAGCGCCAGGAGGTCGCGGACCAGGGCCTCGCGCCGCTCGCGAGTGATCATCGGCTTGGCCCTGCGGGGCATGCGTGCTCCTGGTCTATGCCGGTGGAAGATTGTTCCTCACCCTATGCCCGGCGGATCGGGCATAGAAGAAGATCACCCGCGTAGATGACCGGAGCTTTACTTGTTCTTTGCTGAATACATAGAGAGCGCTACCGGCCCTCGTTCGCCTCCGGCCGGGCCGCCTCGCGGCGGCGGATGATCTCGGCCTTCCAGAGGCCGTTCAGGGTGACGTAGGCGACCTCCTCCGAGCGCGCGCTCTCGCGTACGTCGTCGAGGTCGAAGCCGTGGAGTTCGTAGCTCCGATCGTCCAGATCCAGAAGGTTCTGGCCGTTCGTGAACCAGGGGGCCCGTCCCCGACTCTTGGCGTACTGCGCCGTGACGCAGTGCGAGTCGTTCTGGATGTCCAGCCGCTCCAGGTCGATCTCCGTGGCCCAGTTGGGCCACTTGATGTCCATCAGCGCGATGCCGCGCTGGACGCGTGCGGCGTAGTCGATCTCACTCATGCTGCGCTCTCCGTCTCGTTCTCGACCGGGAGGACGCCGGCCTCCGCCGCGCGGGCGCGGAAGCGGTCCCAGGTCTCGCACCAGCCGCTTTTCTGTGCGATCGCGTTCAGCGCGGACATCGGCGCGGGAAGCGCCCGCAGGATGATCTCCGCGCAGTCGCGGTACTCCCAGCAATTGTTCGCGATCCAGCGAACCAGGGGATCGCCAGCGCGCATCAGGGCGTCGCGCGCCTCCTGGAGGCCGGCCTCCAGCTCCGGAGAGGCGGCGGCGGTCGCCTTGCATCGCGGGCAGTCTTCCTCGTTCGCCCCCCAGATGTGCTCGTGTCCGCCGAGCGCCTCGTTGTACTTCTCCTCCGCGGCGCCGCGCGCCGCGATGTACTGCTCTACCTCCGGGTACATGAACCCGTCCTCTCCGTTCGGGATGAGAAAGGGCCCGCCCTTGTGCCGAGGGCGGGCCCAGTGGCCACTTGATCAGGTTCGGGCTGGCCAGACCCTCAACGGCTCCTTCTGACGGACTTCTCGGGTTGGAGCGATGCTCACCGGGGCCTGTCTCCCGCCGTAAGGCGGTATCCGTCACGGTCCCGTGCCTCCGCCGGACTTGAACCGGCGCCTCCCATCGCGGCCCTCTGGGCCGATCAGGGCGCTCTAACCATCTGAGCTAGGAGGCGACCACCTACCCGCCGCCTTCCCGCGGCGCCGATCGGTGGCAGCCCATGAAGAAGCCCCCGGCGGCGAGCCGGGGGCCGTTGTACTGCTTCGAGGTCAGACCTCGAAGCCTTTGGCGAACTCCACGAAGGACGCCCAGGCGTCCCGCTCGAAGAGCAGTGTGGCGCCGTCGGCGCCTTCCTTGCCGTCTTTCACGCCGACGGCTCCGCCGGCAGGCCGGGCGACGTAGACGCAGCTCTCCGGGTCGGAGTGGCTTGACTTGCTGTACGCGGCCCCATCGAGTGTCCCCAGCACGCTTCCATTGCCTCCGAGATGAATGTGCGGCTTTCGGCGGGCTTCATCGCCCACCGCATCATGTCCGAGAAAGCACCGTGAAGTCTGGCGATATCCTCGGAGGCGACCGTATACCAGCCTCCGATCAAGGTTTCCAAGTGCCCCACGACCGGCCCCGGGTCAAGATGGAAGATCGTGAACGGCTCCGCCGTTCCCGCGACTGGGGTGTCTTTGGGCAGGACCTGGATGATCAGATTGTCGTAACCCTGCGCTACGGCCAGCAGGTGTCGTAGCTGCTCGCCGTGCGCATGCGCGTCGCGCAGCGGACGCGTTATGGCGGATTCGCCGATCAGGAACCAGGCGAAGGACGAGTTCAGGCTCACCCTGCGGGCGAGGAAGCTTTCCGCACGCCTGCGGCGGTGCGCGATGCGCTTTTCCAGCTCCGAAGGATCCAGGCTCGGAGTGCGCTCCATGATGGCGCACGCGGCGTACGTGTCGGTCTGAAGCGGGCCCGGAATCAGACCGGGCTGCCACATGCGGTACGCCAGCGTGCAGGCGTCCAGGTCCGCCAGGCGGTCGGTCGCTTCCGCGCCCATTCCGCCGGCTGCGCGGCCCATGCCGCGCTGATCGATGGCCCTTAATGCTTGCAGTGCGCGCTTGGCGCGCATCGAATTGTCGGTCATGACTCCCTCTCTTGAGCAATGACTGATTGTGACGCGTCCGATGACGCGCCGTCAGGCCCTTGCGGGCCCGCCTCTCCTGAACGAGTGACCCCCGTGCCCCAGAGAGGTAGGGCACGGGGGCGTGATCAGCCCCTGTGGGGCCAGCAGCGTACCGGTTTGCTATCCCGGTACGGAGCAAGCTCAACGGAGCTCTTGGCAGCCTCTGCAGTACTGGCGAAGGAAGCGCGCCCAGCGCTCTGTGCTGGGCTTGTCACGGACCACCTGAGGGCCCTGATGGGCCCCGTCGTCCGTTGGTTGTGCTATCGGCAGTGCATCGCGGTGCATTCGTACCCCCTGCGGGGGCCGGGCCCGTGCGCCTGAGGGCGCACGGTTAGTGGTCTGTCCGGCCGGAAGACCGCAGGTGCCCCGAAGGGGGAGTTGAGGCACCTGCGGCGGTCTGGTGGGGCAGGGGTCAGAGGCGGCTGTACATCGGCAGGCCGCAGTCGGGCTTGTCGCAGTCCGGGCACGGATCGCCCTCCGCGGTGAGGCGGAAGTGCTCGCCGAGCCGGTACACCACCGAACTGATGCTGTAGTAGCCGGGGTCAACATCAACCCGAACGCGCGGTCGGCCGTCGAAGCCGGTCAGCATGCTGACTACGGTCCCGTGCCAGTGACGGCCTTCCCCGGTGAAGGCGACGCGCTGATTGCGCATCGGAAGGGACTCGGCTTCGCCGGCGGAGTGTTCGCTGGCCATCACTCACCCCTCACAGGGTCCAGGATCGCCCCGTAGAGGGCGATCTCCTCGGGCGTGGGCTCCACTGGCATGTCGCCCTCCCACTGCTCCCAGAGCAGCCGCAAGGCGACCTCGGGGTCGCCCACGGCGTTGCCGGGCGCGAAGCGCGTGCTCTCACCGTCCTCGATCAGTTCGTCCCAGTGCTCTTCACACAGGTAGACGCCGTCGTCCTTGCGGGCGGCGCAGAACGCCATGGGCGGCGACGACCAGCCGCCGCATGAGATCTGCCATCCGCAGATCTGTGACCCCCGCCAGGGCTCCCTGGGGAGCGTCTTGATAGGTTGTGCCATAGGTCCTGTCCTCTCCGATTGGGACCGACAAGGGCCCCCGGGAATGCCACCCGGGGGCCCGCTTGCGCTTGCAGGGTTAGAACTGCGGCACGTACTGGCCGCCGTTGGCGGCGATCCCCGCGCGGACGTGCGCCGCGGTCTCCGGCGGGTAGAAACCCGCCGTGTCCAGCCCCACGTGCCGCCTGCCGGCGCCGTGCAGAAAGTAGTTCGCCAGGCACTTGGGGCACACCTGCGCACACCACCAGTACCCGTGCATGACGATCTCCGCGCCGCATTCCGGCCCGGTCTCGCCGTCCGGCGAGAGAAGCGGACGCTTGAAGCACGCGAAGCTCTGGCCCGGGGCGTAGTGAATCTCGTTTTTGATCATGACGGGTCCTCTCCTACCAGTCAGGCCACGCGACTGCATGACCAAGGGGGTGCCCACAGCGTGGGCACCCGATGGCCGTACAGGGTCAGATGTGCAGGATCCAGCGGATCCAGGCGCGTACCGCGCCCCACCGCGCCTCACGGCGTATGCGCCGGAAGTCCGCGGGAGACATGGCGCGGTAGCGCACCGTTGCGACCGCGATCACGCCCAACCCCACTCTTTGGCTCCCGGGCGCACCATCTCCACGACCGCCACGACGTTCCCGGCGTCGCGTGCGATCACAAGGCGCAGGTCGTTGCCGTCTCCGCGAGTGCGGAGATCGACACGTTCTACGTCGTACCCCTGGAATACCCACCATCCGGCAAGGCGGTACATCTCTTCCTCGCTCAGCGCTTCGGATGACGCTTCGATGAAGTTGCCCTTCATCACGTGTCGGACGACGTTCGACACGATCACGCCTCCGGCTCTGCGACGCTGTACGCGTCGTCGCGCTGGCACTCGTAGAACCGGCCATCGAGAGCCTTGAGCTCTTCCCCGTCTCGCCAAGGCGAGCATCCCGCGTCCGTGCACTCCGTGCACAGGTCCGGCTTGGTCATGTCGGCGGACACCGCGGTGTCCATGCAGTCGCGGCATGCGCACGGCGAGCAGCCGCTCTGTGGCGATTCAGGCTTCGGGGCGAGCGTCGCCCGCAGGGCGGGGCGACGCAGGTAACCCTGCCCGCAGGGCAGGCACACGTCGTCGGCGTACTCGCTCTCGCCCCCCGGGTCCAGACCCGGCGTAGTCAGGACGTGCGTTGCCGCGCTGCGGCAACCGATGGTGTCGCAGGTCTTCTTGTCCATGATCAGCCTCTCCACTGCTCATGCGATGTGCCCGGCGTGCTGGCCGGGCCAGTCCGTAGGACTGATGGGGCGTACGGACAAGCCGTACGTCCGACCGCTCTACGGATCAGGTGTTGTTACCGGTCAGGAGCGCAACGGCTTGCAAGAGGCCCGCCTTGTGGCCCTTTGGGCCGTCATCCGCGTGACCTTGCAATTTGTCCGCGATGGCGGACAGCACGTTTTCCACGTAACCGGCCGTCGCCGCGTCGGCGGCGAACGATCGCTCGGCTCGCTCCATGGGGCTCTCGACTCGCATGGGAGCCTCGGGCAGCATGGCGTCCGCCATGGTCCACAGCTCTTCGAGCGCCGCACCCCATAGGTCTTCATACTCGTAGTTCCTGGTCACGATCAGGCCGCCGATGCACGGTGGCCGGGCAGCGCTGCGCGCCGCGGTTCCGCGGAGCAGGACAGGCACAGCGTGCCTACGCTGCCCATGACGGGCAGCGGGTTACGGCAGTCGCCGTACTCGCACTGGCCGTCGCCCTTGCAGAATCCGCACAGACACGCGCCCAGCGGCGCGCATTCCTCAATCAGGTGAGCCTGCACATGCTGACCATCGGTCAGCGTGATCCTGCCGTTGTAGTAGCTCATGGTCACGCGTCCCACGTGCGGTACTCGGATCGGTGAACGTAGACCGTGTTCACCCAGCAGCCGGTGCGGGCATCGAAGATGTCGATGCGGGTGCTCAACTGTCCGTACATGATCTCGTGGTTCATAACTCGTCCTCTCCTACGGTCATGACTGCTCATCAGGCACGCTGCGCACCGCGCAGCGCACTTGACGAGACAGGGCCCGTGAAGGCCCTGCACGTCAATGTCTTGTCCTCGCGTCATAAGGGCGTTCGCGAGGTGGCCCGTCGGCGTATGAAGCGCCGACTCTCGTGCAAGTTCTCCCTGTTGCTCCGCGGTGTGTCCGCGGTTCTCCGGCGCCCGGGCTGTGACCCCCATCTGCGTAGGTGCTCCGAGGAAGCAAGCACCTCCCGTATTAGCTCCCCATGTGGGGAGCGCACTGGTCCGGGTGACCCGTTGCACCGCCCGGAAGGGCGGCGGTTGATTCAGTTCTCAACTGGGCCCGCAGAGGGCCCTCTTGTCATCCGTTCAGCCGCCGTTTCCGGCCGCTTCCTGCTGACAGACGTAAGACTGCCATAGCCCGATCCGTCGGGCTATGCCTGGAGAGTAAAGCATTGGCAAAGACCGGAACGATCATGAACGTTGGACCAACTGCACTGCTCTGACCTGCCAGTTCACGCGTGAGTGTGTGCACACAGTGGATCTGTCGCAGGGTCGGCAATCCTGTGCCGCCCGAGGAATCAGGCACTTTGATCTTCGGATAGTCCGGATCGCGTGGCGCGCCATGCGCCCTTGACGTGCGGCCCTGATGGGCCGTCAGGTGGCCCGCAAGGGCCGGGGTGGGGAGTTGGGCCACCTCCGTGGCCATGGGCCCGTACAGGGCCGTGCATGCCCGCCCGGCAGGCGTTGCCCGGAAGGCAACGGCAGCCAGGGGCGGGATGGGTCTTCTTCGCGCGCGCATGCGCGTATGGGCGGCATAGCCGCCCGTGGTCGTCCCGACGGGACGACACATGCCCCCTTCCGACAACGCCCCCGGAGGGGGCTGTCGGTCCTCAAGGGCTCCATGCCTGCGGCATGGGCCCGAGCGGCGGAAGGGCAGCCAGCTCTCCGGCTGGCAACTGACCGCCGGATCAGTGATCGAAGATCACTTCCCGTCCAGGGGCCGGCTCTGCCGGCCGCATGAGGTGTGCCATGCACACCGGTCATGCGTGCACCTGGGGTGCACGTCTCTTCTCTGGCCGCCCCTCACGCCTGCCCGGCGTGAGGGCAGAGGCTGCCATGGGCAGCCGTGTGTGTGCGCCTGTGCGCACACCATGTGAGCGACCCCATCAGATGAGCACCATGGGTGCTCGGATGAGGGGGGACAGTCGCTCACGCTCCTGTCCAGGGCCCTCCATCCACGCCCATTTGGGCGTGTATGTCCGGATTATCTCTCTCATATGAGCGCCATGGGCGCTCTCTTGACCCCAGGGTATTAAACCCTGGGCCCTGGACTGGACTGGTGCACCCCCGGGGGTGTGGCCCAGACCCCATAGTGTCGGCCTGTCGGCCGACCGTATGGGCGCTCATGTGAGCGCCGTGTCTTTCATGCCGAAGCATCTCGGGGTGGTGTGCTTTCCTGCACACCCCGAGATGCGCGGGGGGGTTCGCTAAGGGGGGCCGGGGCCCCCCTAGCTCACTGCGTCCCAAGTGGGACGCTCTGTGCGGCCCATGGCCGCCTGTCTCGGCGCCCTCTGGCGGGGCGCCATATGGCGAGACCGGAGGGGCTTTTCCCTTCGGTCGAGCTTCGCTGGGTCGAGCTTAGCTGATGGTTAATCGGTTAAGTCAAGACCCAGCGGCGTGTCGTGGATAACGAATTGATAACGAATCAATAACGGACCTGTTATCGACGTTGGTCCGGGGGCCCCTCAGGGGCGCTCTGGATTGGATAGACTGCTAGCACCGAAGTGCTAGTAGTCAGGGGGTGTAGTGGCCCACAGGATCGTGGGGGGCGCAGCCCCCTCCAGGGACCGCCGTCGCACGCTCGCTTCCAGCGAGCACGCGAAGGACGTGATGCTGGCCGGACTGAAGTCCGGACTGACCGTCAAGCGGGCCGCGGAAGCGGCCGGGCGGCAGGAGACCACGTACCACTACTACCGCCGTACGGACCCCAACTTCCGGACCATGGCTGACGCTGCGCTTCAGCAGCGAGCCGAGGGCTACAAGCCGGGCGAGAAGCCCGTGCCGGACTTTCCGGAGTTCTGCGAGAGGTATCTCGGGATGGAGCTGTTCCGTCATCAGCTCCAGTGGTACGACCTCCTGGAGGGCAGGGAGCCCCGCGACCTGCACGCGAACCAGAGGTTCGAAGCCGCGGATCCGGACATGCTCCTGATCAACACCCCTCCAGATCACGCCAAGTCGACCACGATCACGGTCTCGTACGTGGTCTGGCGGATCTGCCAGGACCCGAACATCCGCATCCTGATCGTGTCCAAGAACCAGGACATGGCCAAGAAGTTCCTGGTGTCCATCAAGGACCGACTCTCGGAGTCGGACACCTTCGTCCGACTCCAGGGGGACTTCGGCCCGCCCGGCGGCTTCGCCGACGGCGCGACCGTCTGGTCCGCGGACAAGATCTACGTCCAGGGCCGGGACTCCGGCGAGAAGGACCCGACCGTGCAGGCCCTGGGTATGCGCGGTCACATCTACGGCTCCCGGGCCGACCTGGTCATCATGGACGACTGCATCGTGGGCGCCAATGCCCACGAGTACGAGAAGCAGATCGACTGGATTCAGAAGGAGGTCGGCTCCCGCGTGGCGTCCGCCGCGGGTCGCATCCTCCTGGTCGGGACTCGTATCGAGTCCGTGGACCTGTACTCGGAGATCATGAAGCCCGGGTACTACAGCGAGGGCGTCTCGCCCTGGACCCGGCTGACCCAGCCGGCCGTTGAGGAGTACGCGGACAAGCCCGGAGACTGGACCACCCTGTGGCCACTGACCAACCGGCCCCCGGTCTCCGTCCAGGGCCGCAAGCTCGCCGAGTCCCAGGGCTGGCCCAGAGACGGCATGTGGCCCGCCAAGAATGGCGAGGCCCTGGCCAAGGAGCGCCGCAGGATCTCTCCTCGCGCCTGGTCTCTGGTCTACATGCAGGAACAGGTCGCGGATGACGCGATCTTCCGCATGGACGCCGTGCAGGGCTGCATCGACCGGGCCCGCTACCCCGGCCGCCTGATGGCCGGCCAGGCCGACCATCGCAAGTACGGCATGGAGGGCCTGACCGTCATCGCCGGCCTCGACCCGGCCGCCGCCGGGTTCACGGCGATCGTGGTCATCGGTCTGGACCGCCAGACCGGAGAGCGCTGGCTCCTGGAGGTCGTCAACAAGAAGGCGATGCCGCCGCACGATCTCCGCTCCGAGATCCAGCGCATCACCGATCGCTACTCGGTGAACGAGTGGCGCATCGAGACCAACGCCTACCAGGCGTCGATCGTCCAGGATCACCTGATCCGGGACTACCTGAACAGCCGCGGCACGCTGCTGACGGGCCACCACACGGGTGGCAAGAAGTGGGACTCCGACTTCGGCGTGGCCTCGATGGCCACGCTCTTCGAGGGCTGGCAGGACAAGCGGAATCTGATCCGCCTGCCGTCCCAGACGCAGTCCGAGTCGATGCGTCAGCTGGTGGAGCAGTTCACCAGCTGGTTCCCGGAGACCAAGGGTCTTACCGACATCGTGATGGCGTGCTGGTTCGCCGAAATCCGCTGCCGCGAGCTGATGGCCTCCAGCCTGGACGGCTGGCACGTCCCCGGCAACGAATTCCTGAGCCCGCGCGACCGCGAGAACCAGATGGTCGTGGACATCGAAATGGCCCTGGCCCAGGGCCCATCAGGGGATGACCCGTTCGCGGGCTGGTCCCGACTGAACTGACAAGGGGACGAGATGGCTACGCCCATGACTGCCGACCAGTTCCTGGCGGCCCTGAAGGCCGAAGGCGTGCGCGTGTACGAGCACGCTGGATGGCGCGAGCACAATCGCGCCGGACACGGCGGATGGGGCCCGATGAACGGTGTGATGATCCATCACACCGCCGGAACGGCGCCGAGCGACGCACAGATCGTCTGGGGCGGTCGCCCCGGCCTGCCGGGGCCCCTGGCGCACTCCTACGCCGCCAAGGACGGCGGCGTGACCATGACGGCCAACGGCCGTGCCAACCACGCCGGAGGCGGCTCTCCAGCCGTCCTGGCCGCCGTGGTGGCGGAGAACTACGGGACCGCCCCTCCGGCCACGCACTTCCACGAGGGCTCCTCCGGAGCCGTGGACGGCAACGCGCACTTCTACGGCCTGGAGATCAGCAACCCCGGCAACGGCAGGGACGTATTCCCGGACGCCCAATGGGAGGCGTCGGTGAAGTGGGCGGCAGCGATCTGCCGCCACCACGGGTGGTCCAGCAAGTCGGTGATCGGACACAAGGAATGGTCCGACTGGAAGTCGGACCCATGGTTCTCCATGGCCTCCTTCCGCGTCTTCTTGGCCGCGGCCCTGGCGCTCCCGCCTGGCGCCTGGCGCCTGCATCCCCCGATTCCGAAACCGAAGCCGGTCCCGCTGACGCTGGAGCAGCGCGTGGCGCGCATCGAGAAGGCGCTGAAGCTCAGCTAACGGGTATAACAGGACTAGACCACTTCATGGATGGAGGTGCCGCGTGGCTGACATGGACAAGATCGTCCGCCGGGTGGCGATGCTGCGCGGCGACCAAGCCGAGCGCGACGCGCGGCACCAGCGTGTGCACGACATCCGGGCCAACAAGATTGACTCCGTGCAGCCCGGCTCCATGCCGGACGCCTGGCCCGAGCCGATCGTGGCCAACACGATCGACACCGCCGCACGGCAGTTGTCGGAGAACCTGGCCCCGCTGCCCAGCATCAACTGCGCCTCCGGCGTGAACAGCAGCGACCGGGCCAAGAAGTTCGTGGCCCGCAAGACGAAGATCGCCTACTCCTTCGTCATCGATTCCCGCCTGGCGCCACGCATGCCGCAGGCGTGCGACTGGTACCTGACATACGGCTCCATGCCCATCGTGGTGGAGCCGGACTTCGAGACGGGCAAGCCCCGTCTGCGGTTCGACAACCCGATGGGCACCTACCCGCAGTTCGATCTGTGGGGCAACGTCGTTTCCTACAGCAGGGTCTGGCGGGAGAAGGCCCACGAGCTGGCCGCGAAGTTCCCGGCCGTCGCCGAGCGGATCTTCGAGAGGAACCAGTTCGGCCGGCGCGTCACATCGGACGACGCGCTGATGGAGGTCGTCAAGTACTGCGACAAGGACACCTACGTCCTGTTCGTGCCGGAGCGGAACAACCTGATCCTGTCCGAGACGGACAACCCCTTCGGCAAAGTTGCCGTCGCGATCGCCGTCAAGCCCAGCCCGGACGAACAGGATCGCGGACAGTTCGACCAGGTCATCTACCCGCACCTGGCCAGGGCCAGAATGGCGATGCTGGGCCTGGAAGCCACGAACGCCACCGTTCGGGCCCCGCTGGTCCTGCCGATGGACGTGCAGCAGATCCCCTTCGGGGACAACTCGATCATCCGCACGAACAACCCGGGGGGCATCCAGTACGTGTCACCGGATCACCCGACGGCCGCCTTCCAGCAGGAGGCGATGCTCCAGGAAGAGGTGATGCGCGGTACGCGCACACCGGCTTCCGCCACGGGCGACGTGCAGGCGTCCATCATCACCGGACAGGGCGTCAACGCCCTGAACGGCGGTTATGACATCCAGATCGCCACCGGCCAGAACGTCATCGGTCACGCACTGGGTCAAGCGCTGGAGCTGGCCTTCGAGATGGACGAGAAGTTCTGGCCGCAGGCCAGGAAGACCGTCTCGGGCGTCATCAACGGGACGCCGTTCCAGGAGACGTACATCCCGGCGAAGGACATCGCCGGGGACTACCGCGTGTCGGTCACGTACGGCTTCGCCTCGGGCATGAACCCGAACCAGGCCCTGGTCTTCCTGCTCCAGCTTCGCGGGGACCAACTGATCCCGCGCGACTTCGTCCAGCGGCAACTGCCGATGGACGTGGACGTGACCCAGCTGCAGGCGCAAATAGATAACGAACAGGTAACGGACGCCCTGAAGCAGGGCGTCTTCGGGATGCTGTCCAACATCGCGGTCATGGCCCAACAGGGCATGGACCCGACCCAGACCCTGCGCAACGCCTCGAAGATCATCTCCCTTCGGGAGAGGGGCGTCCCGATCCACGAGGCCATCCTCCAGACCTTCCAGGCCCCTCCACCGCCGCCGTCCCCAGCGGCCGGAGGCCCCGGCGCCCCAGGCGGCGAGGGCCCGCCTGGGGCGCTTCCAGGGCAGGGCCCCGCCCTGGGCGGCCCCCAACAGGGGGCGCCGCAGGACATGATGTCCCTGCTGGCCGGCCTCGGAGCCGGCGGTAATCCGAACCTGTCCGCCTCTGTGAAGCGAGCGATACCGGCATGAGCGACTGCGAGACCTGCGGCCGGGACGACGGCCACAACATGGGGTGCGCGGAGGCAGTGAAGTTGCCGCAGATGCGGACCACCGAACCGGAGGATCGCTGCACCTTCGGCGACTGCACCAATCTCCGGCGTCCGCCGGGCCGGGGCGCCAGGCCCAAGTACTGCACCGACCACAGTGACCCGAAGAACAGGAAGTGATCATGTCCGACACCGGATTCACGGGCGACCCGTTCCACGAGGGCACCGCCAAGCCGCTGATGCACCTCCAGGGCGGCATGGAGGGCCCGCCCACGCAGGCGCCGATGACCTCCGAGGCGATGACCAACCCGCGCTCCGCCGCGGTGGACAACATCCAGCAGACCTGGAACTCCACCTCGCTCGGGTCGATCCCGGCTCCGACCCCGAGCAACGACAGCCACAAGGCCCACTGATTCAGGTCAAGACACCCTTGACCTGAATACCCGCCTGGATATTCAGGCGAGCCTAAAGGAGGAGTGAATGGCCAACGGCCACGGGGGTCCCAGGACCCCCGGCTCCCCCGCCCCGGTCTCCGGGCCGGGGAGCCTGAGTAAGCGCACAGATTCCGGTCCGGGCAATGCCCGGCAGCCGATCCGCGTGCCCACGGGCGGCGCCTACGGCGACGCCACGCAGCTCCAGCAGACCCAGCAGGGCGCCCCTATGGGCGCCTCTCCTGGCGGAGAGGTGGCCCCCGGCCTTCTGGCCGGGCTGAGCCTGCCCCAGGGCCCGCCCTTCGGGGCGGGCACCACGCAGCCGGACGTGCCGGTCACGGCCGGGGCCTCCGCGGGCCCCGGCGTCGGCCCGGAGGCCCTGGGCCTCCCGGTCCAGCAGGACCAGGACATGCAGTTCCTCCAGAGGTATCTGCCCGTACTGGAACACATGGCTTCAATGCCCGGCAGCTCCGCTGCCGCGCGGAACGCCGCGAGGCAACTCAAGGGCATGGGGGCGTAATGGATTGGTTCACGCGCTTCGGCGCCATGTACCAGCTCTTCAACGACACTCCGGCCCTGGCGCACGACATGGCTATGAACGGCCCCCAGACGGATCTGGCGTACGACCTCGCGCGGGCGATGCAGACCACGGCTACGCCCATCGACGCTTACCCGGCCGACACCCAGACCATGGTGGCCTGACGTGAGCCTGGGCGATTTCCTCAAGGACGTGGGACATGCCGCCGCCAGCGGCATCGGCGCTGTCTCCAGCGGCCTCAACGAGCTGGACAAGCTCGGTGGCCTGAACCCCTTTCACGTGGAGCAGGGGTCCAGGACGGACCCCTCGAAGTCCGCGGAGAACGGCCCCTGGGCCGCACCTGTCTTCAATCCGGTCAGTCATCAAGTGGAGAACGTCCTTCAGGCCATCACCTGGACCAAGGACAATGTGATCTCTCAGCCGATCTCCACGGCCAGTCTGATGGCCGGGCAGTACGGCGACTTCCAGGATGTCGGCCATTACTTCAGCACCGCCAACTGGGCCAAGAGCTGGCACGCGGCCGAGCACATTTCGCTCGGCCAGGGCTTGCTGTCCATGGCGACCTTGGACGAAGCTCAAACCCGTGACCTCGTGAACAGCCCACTCCTGCGCTACAAGCCCGGCGCGGCATACCTGCCTCCCGGCTTCGATGAGCTGCCCGAGCAGGAGCAGCAGCGAATCCTCAAAGATGCGGGTATGCCCGCCGTGGGCAACGCCTACATCGAGGAGATGCGCCAGAGCAGCAAGTTCTTCAAGTACGGCTCGGGCCTGATCGACCTCGCGTTCATGTGGTTCGCCGACCCTGTCGTCCTGGGCGGCAAGGGCCTGTCGGCCGCCCGCCGGGAACTCCAGGTCGTCAAGCGGCCTCCGGCCGGCTGGTCGTCGCACGACATCGACCAGATCATGGACAAGTCGGTGATGGCCAAGGCGCAGGACTTCGTCTGGAACAACCGCGACAATCCGGCCCTGTTGAGCAATCTCCCGAACATGAACCCCCGTCTTGCGTCCATCGCCGCCACGCTCAAAAGCCCTGACGAAGTCCATGACTTCTTCCGCATCGGTTACGGCGACGTGAGCGCCATCGAGCGCTTGCAGACGAAAAACGCCCTGGCTGCCGCCAGGGTTGAGCAGGACACCAGCCGCCTGTCGGCGCTGGGTCTGATGGCGTCGAATTTCGACGCGCAGGCCACCGGCCGCGCCGCGCAGTACGCGGCGCTGACGCGGAGCGAGATGGAGCGACTCAACGGCCGCATCAACGCGGACGTTGATCTGGTGTCGAGTTACAACCGCATCCTGGACCACGCCCACGAGATGGACTCGGTGAACCTCACCCGCTGGTCCTTCGCTCGTGCGCAGCAGCGCACGGAGGCGCAGGCGGAGTACCGGGCTCGCGCCGCCCGGGGCGGCAAGGCGGGTTACGAGCTGAGCCATCTTCCGCCCTGGCTCAAGGAGCGACGGGCGCAGGCCGCCGCTCAGGGCATCGAGGTGCCGTTCGCCAACGGCTTCGTCAAGAGCCGGATCTACGGCCTGGGCGATTTCTTCTCCACACCGGTCACGGTCGTGCGGAGCTTCGGCAATGCCCGGCCGAACGGCTTCATGCGAATCGATGACATCGATGACGCGAGCATCGCGGAGTTGCGCGGGCAAATCGCCCGCATTCCGGGCATGACGGACCAGACCCGGCTGAACATGGTCAACGAGTACCTGAAGACCGGGACAGAGCATGAGCGCCTGGCGCTGCTGAAGCAGATCGGCGCCACGGGCGCCGCGAAGGTCGCGGAGAAGCACGGATTGGACCCCGAGGTGGGCCTGGACATCTACAAGGAGCACCTGAAGCGCCAGGTCGGCGAGATCGACAACATGAAGCGGTACTCCGCCGCCTTCCGTGAGCGGCCGTCGGCCGATCAGCCGGCCGGTATCCGGGTGGACGAGTTCATGGATGACGGCGGAAAGCTTGTCCCGGCCCCGAACCTGGTCACGAAGCTGGCGAACAGCCACGTCTTCCAGGACCTGTCCGAGATGGACAAGGTCTTCGCGCGGCACTCCAGTGCGATCAGAGCCATTCGCACATCCACCCTGGGCAACCCCGACTGGATGCTGGCCGCCAGTGACTTCATCACCCACCTGTTCAAGTTCGGCGTCCTGTTCCGCCTGGGCTACATCCCCCGCGCCCTAGGGGATGACCAGGCGGGCCAGACGGCCCGCCTGGGCGCCGCCAGCATGGCGCTGCGCGCCAAGTGGGGCATCAAGAACGGCGCCACGAATCTCGCCATGTGGCGCCCCGAGGCGATGGACGCCGCCCGCAGGGCGGTGGCCACGGAAGGCGCTCGATACGCCGAAGCGGAAATGGCGTCTATCGCACCGGACCTGGCGCGTCTCCGGGCGCCTGCTGCACCTCTGACGCCCGTCGAGACCCGGCAACTGGCCGCGCTGGAGGACGACCACCTCCACCTGACGCGCATGCGCGATGAGTCCCGCAAGGCGGCGGAGCCGCGTCAGAAAGTGATCCAGGGCAATCAGCCCGTCGCCCTGCCGGGCGGCGTGACCGGCCCGGCCGCGTTCGGCGGCCGTGAGGGCGAGATGTACTACAAGCTCGCCTCCGGGGACGAGGCGCTGGGGCAGATCTTCGCCTCGAACAAGGCGCTTGTCCATGGGCATCTGATGCGCAGCTTCGACCACGGCGGCAAGATCATCCGTGCCGCCGATGACGAGGCGCTGCACGCCACGAGCTGGGCGCATGCCATCAATGCCCAGCTCGTCCAGGACAAGCTGTCCCTCCAGGCCATCCATGGCGCCAGCCCCGAAGAGCTGGTCCACTGGCTTAGCAGGACGGCCGAGGGTCGCGCCTACCGGCAGCGACTCGGCCTGTCGATGACCAGCGATGAGACCATCGCGAACTCCGCCTGGCACGAAGTGGAGGAGTACCTGCCCACGCCCGAGATCCGCGCGAAGGCGCTGGAGCCGGACGGCGTGAACCCGGGGTTCCTGAAGGAGGCCGTGCCGCTTCTTGGCCGCCCGGAGCTGCACACCGGGCAGGTGGGCACGTCCCAGCTCGGGCATCTGCGTGCCGTGGATCAAGTCATGGCCTCGTGGTACAAGGTGGCGGCCACGATCCCGGCCAACCGAATGAGCCGCCACCCGCTGTTCAACCAGCTCTACGAGGGCCACATGCAGACCCTCGCCTCCCAGCTCCAGAAGCAGGGCGCGTACGACACGACCGTGGCGGGAGTGGAGCGGATGGCCACGACCGCGCGCCGGCTGGCACTGCGGGACACGAAGAAGCTGGTCTTCGACATCGCCCATCGCAGCGACGCCGCTGCGGCGCTGCGCTTCATCTCGCCGTTCATGTCGGCGACCACGGAGTCTTTCCAGCGCTGGGCGCGCATCATCGCGGACAAGCCGCAGACCGTTGGCTATGCCGCGAACTTCTACAACGCGCCCATAGCCATGGGCGGCACCGGCCTGGGCGGCCTGCGCATCAACGGGATGCAGGACGCGGACGGCAACGAAATCACCCGGGACGGGCACAGCTACACGATCGATCCGAAGACCGGCAAGGCCGTGAAGCGGCTCGTGCCGAAGTCCGAACGCTTCATCGTCGGGCGCATGCCGAAGTGGCTGGTGGACAGCCCCGTCGGCGTCGCCTTCGGCGCGGAGCGCAGCTCCGGAAACCTCAAGCTGTCCCAGAACTCGATGAACATCGTCACTCAGGGAGACCCCTGGTTCCACCCGGGCGTAGGCCCGATCGTGCAGATCCCCGTGAACTCGCTCGTGAAGGACAAGCCGAAGGCGGCGGAGCTGGCACGCCATCTGGGCGTGCTGCCCTTCGGGCCGCAGAACGGCGGCCCCTTCGGCTCCGGCCCCGCCGGAGAAGCGGCCAGCTTCCTGCTGCCCGGCGCCATCAAGAACTTCCTGACGGCGTACGACACCAGTGATGCGCGCTACCAAGCGGTGAAGATGCAGATCATGCAGCGGGCCGCGTACGAGCACAGCGAGCTGGGCAAGCCCATGCCATCGGCGGCGAAGATCGCCTCGATGACGAAGCAGTACTGGCTGTTCAGCGCGGGCAGCGCCTTTCTTCAGCCGATGGCGACCCAGCGCAAGGACGCGTACCAGTTCTACCGGGACCAGTACAACGCCCTGCGGCGCATCGATCCGCTCAAGGCGGACGATGCGTTCCTGGATCGCTTCGGCGAGTCGTACTTCGTCTTCGCCCAGGCGCAGTCCAGGAACCTCAGTGGCGTTCCCGCCACGCTCAAGGCCGTGGCGCTGAGCAAGAAGTACGGCGATCTCATCGCCGCCAACCCGGAACTGGGAGCCCTGATCGTGGGCCCGGAGGGCAATGGGCCTTTCTCGCCGGAGGCGTACTCCTACCAGCTCAACCACCCGCTTACCCCCGGCGACGCGGAGACGCAGCGGACCAAGATCTCCGCCACGGAGGCGATGCAGGAGAACCAGCGCCGGCTGGGCTGGTCCAAGTACGCGGCCATGGTGAACCGCCTGACGGCGGATCTGCACAACCGCGGCCTGAAGTCCTTCGCCGACAAGGGCGCGGAAGACCTGAAGCAGGAGAAGTCCAACTACACGAAGCTGTACAGCCAGCCGCTGTACCCGGACGGCAGTGAGAACCCGTACTACATCGAGGCATGGTCCAAGGACTTCAGCACCCTGGACGACCTGAAGTACGAGCGGCTCATTCCCGGACTCACAAACCTCGCCAGGAGCCCCCTGGCGGCCGAGCCGCTCCGCTCCGACCTACGGGTCCTCCAGCAGTATCTGGGCGGCCGTCAGGCCGTTCTGGGGGCCCTCGCGGCCCGTGAGGCCGCAGGCGGCCGGAAGACCCTGACCGCTAAAGCCAACGCCGATCTGGCCACGCAGTGGCAGTACTTCGTTGATGGACTCATCGAGTCCGATACCCGCTTCGGAGACCTGCACTCGCGCTACCTGGCGCGAGACCTCGGTTACGACGGAAGCCTCCAGGAGGCGTAGTGGTGATAACCAAGGGCGGTACGCCCTCCCCGTCGCCGAGGGCGACCGGCTCCGCGCCTTCCAGCGGTGAAGCCGCGGGGTCGACCCAGTTCGGGAAAACGGCCTCATCCAGTTCCGGACAGGTCTGGATGCCCGGAATGGGCACCCAGAATCCTCAGCTCATATCCGAGGCGGGCCAGGCCCGCAATCAGCGCCGCCAGAACGGCGCCTGGGTGTCCCCGGACACCGCGGCCGATCAGTATTTTGGCTGGACCCAGAAGGCCCGGGACGACTTCCGGGCCAAGGGCCTGCTCGGCGGCCTGCTCAACAAGGCCGCCGGGGACTTGGAGGCGTACGCCCTCTGGCAGGGCCTGGTGAAGCAGGGCGCTCTGTACGGAGCGAACGGCCAGATGGTTTCCCCGATGGACATCCTGGCGGGGTACGTCAAGGGCAACAGCGCCGGAGGCCAGTGGGTCAAGCAGGGGGACTTCCAAGTCAACCCCCTGACGGGGGAAAAGCGGTACGTCGGTCCGCAGTTCAAGACGACCTCGCAGACCCGAGTGGATCTGACCGACCCTGCGACTGCCCGCGCGACCGCCACGCAGATCTTCCAGCAGCTTCTGGGCCGTGACCCGGGAGCGAACGAGATCGCGGCGTACGCCTCCGCGCTGAGCGCGAGCGAGCAGCAGAACCCCGGCCGGGAGACCACCACGACGCAGTACGACCTGACCACAGGGGAGCCGATAAGCACCAGCGCGGTGTCCAGTGGTGGCATGACCGATGCCGGCCGCGCTCAGCTCGCGCAGGACGAGGTCAAGGGGAAGAGCGAGTACGCCACGACCCAGGCGGCGACGACCTACGCGAACGCTCTGGAGCGGGCCGTCTACGGAGGCCCGCGATGACCGTCTCCGGGAACGACATCATCGACTTCGCCCGCACCGCCCTGGGCGTAAGTTACAAGTGGGGCGGAACGGACATGAGGAGCGGCATCGACTGCTCCGGTCTGGTCCAGGCCGTGTACGGCCATTACGGCATTCACCTGCCACGCGTTACTTACGACCAGATCAACACCGGGGCCAGCGTCCCGGTGGACCGGCTTCAGGCCGGGGACCTGGTCTTCTTCGACACCGACAAGAAGACCGCCGGCCCCGACCATGTCGGGATCTATATCGGCGGGGGGAAGTTCATCCACGCGCCCCGTACGGGCGACGTGGTGAAGATCTCGTCCCTGACGGACTCGTTTTACATGAACCGCTGGATGGGCGGCAGGCGGGTCGCCGGAGTGGCGGGGTACTCCGAGTCCGACGCCTACGCGTCGGGCGGCCAGGCAGCCGCCCAGGGTCCACCAGAGGTGCGGCTGTCGGCCGAAGAGCTGGCCGACGAGTACGGCATGAGCTACGCGTTCTTCAAGAGCCAGCCGGAGCTGATGAAGCTCCTGAAGTCGGCCGTGGCCGACACCTGGGACGACGGTCGGTTCCAGGCGGAGCTGAAGAACACCGCCTGGTGGAAGAACAACTCCGAATCCGCCCGCAAGGCGCAGGTCCAGTCGAAGACCGACCCGGCCACCTACAAGGCGTCCATCGCCGCGGCTCAGGCGGCGGCCTCCGCCGCTGCCGTCGCCTCGGGCGCCATTCTGGGCGCCCGCCAAGTGCAGCAACTGGCCAAGAACATCGTGGACTACGGCTGGAACGACGCCCAGGTGACCAACTACCTGGGTCAGTATGTGGGTTTCCAGAAAGACCACACCCTGGGCGGACAGGCCGGGGCGGCAGCCCGGCAGATCCGCCAGTACGCGCACGAGCAGGGCGTGCGCATCTCGGATCAGACTCTCAAGAACCATGCCGCGTACCTCGTACGCGGGATCTCGACCATGGAGCAGATTCAGGGCAGCCTGCGCCAGCAGGCCATGTCCACCTACCCCGGCTGGAGCGAGCAGTTGGCAGCCGGGGCGACGGTGCGCGACCTGGCCCAGCCGTACATCCAGATGACGGCGCAGCAACTGGAGCTGCCCGAATCCGACGTGGATGTCTGGCATCCCCGGGTGCGCGCAGCGCTCCAGGCACAGGATGCCAAGGGCCAGCCGGCCCCGATGCCGCTGGGCGACTACCAGGGTCTGCTCCGGGCCGATCCGGCCTGGCGGCGCACGCAGGGCGCCCAGGACCAGGCCATGGGCACGGGTCGCCAGGTACTGGCGCAGATGGGACTGATCGCGTGAGCAAGACCGCACCGCTGGACATGGACGCACTGGCCCGGCAGTACGGTCTGTCTGCCGCCATGCTCAACTCCAGCAAGGAGTTGATGAACCTAGTCAAGCAGGGCATCCGCGAGGGCTGGCAGGACAGCAGCCAGGGCATGGCCAGGTTCCAGGCCAAGCTGAAGAACACCAGGTGGTGGGCCACGCAGCCGGACACGCTGCGGCAGTACATCACCGAGCGGTACACCGATCCGGCCACCTGGAAGCAGAAGTGGACCGGCGGCCAGGCGTCCGTGAACGCCCTGGCCGTCCAGGTCGGCCTGGGCGTTCAGATCAACGCCAAAGGCCAGTCTTCGGCGCTCCTCCAGGGCGCCATCTACAACTCGCTGGCGCTCGGCTGGTCCGACGCCAGAATCAAGGACTGGCTGGGCCAGCGTGTCGCCGTCCACGGCGGCATCATGGGCGGCGAAGCCGGAGATGCGTTCGACAAGCTGCACTCGATGGCATACGTCAACGGCGTCAAGCTCTCCCCGGCCTGGTATCAGGCCGCCGCCCGGGGTGTCGTGTCCGGCCGGGACACGCTGGAGCGCCAGGAGGCGCAGATCCGCCAATGGGCGGCGGCGAAGTACTCGGCTTTCGCCGATCAGATCAAAGCGGGACAGAACGTCATGGATCTGGCGTCGCCGTACATCGAGTCCGTCTCCAAGATCCTGGAGACGCCGGGCGTCGATCTGTTCGACGCCCACGTGTCCAAGGCGATGATGGCCAACAAGGGCGGCCAGTCGTATTCGATCTGGCAGTTCGAGAACGAACTGCGCAAGGACCCCGCCTGGAAGAAGACGCAGAGCGCGCAGGACAGCGCGATGCAGACGGCACATCAAGTACTTCAGAGCTTCGGAATGGCCTTCTAGGAGATAATGGTCCAATGGCTCGCATGCTCGGTCGCCTCGCGACCCGTCGATTCACCTGCGGCTGCTGCGACGACAGTTGCAGCAAGAAGACACAGCGTGTCCGCGAGGAGCGCCAGTGGCGCAAGGAGATGACCTGATGGCAACCATGACCACGGGTCCGGCGATAGTGGCCAACCCGCCGCTCCTCGGCACCGGGACCGCCAATGGCGGCCCGGCCAGGGTGAACAGCCTGCCGGCTGGCATCTCGGGCTACCAGTTCACCAGCGCCCTTCAGGGCCCGCAGCGCGACGCCTTCGTGGCACTGAACACGCTGTTCACGTCCTACGGACTGGGCACCCTTGCCCCGAAGATCTTCTCGTACATCCAGAGCGGGTACAGCGCGGACACCATCGCGCTGCTCCTCCAGGACACGAGCGAGTACAAGACCCGCTTCGCGGGCAACGAGCTGCGCCGCAAGGCGGGCCTGGCGGTACTGAACCCGGGCGACTACCTGGCTACCGAGGCCAGCTATCGCCAGATCATGGCAGCCGCAGGGCTGCCCAAGGGGTTCTACGACAGCCCTTCGGACTTCACGAACTGGATCGGCGGCGACGTGTCGCCGACGGAGGTCAAGGGCCGCGTGGATCTGGCCGTGTCGGCCACCACGCAGGCCAATCCATACGTCAAGCAGCAGCTCGCGCTGCTGTACGGGGTGGACGAGAGCCATCTCAATGCGTACTTCCTGGACCAGCAGCGGGCTCTACCGCTACTCCAGAAGCAGCAGCAGACGGCGGAGTTCGCCGCCGCGGCGGCCCAGCAGGGGCTGCTGACGGACCGGAAGCGCTTCGAGGACTACGTCACCGCTGGCTTCAGCCAGAGCCAGGCGACCCAGGGCTTCCAGCAGGTCGCCCAGGAGCTGCCGAACCTTCAGGCGCTGGCAGCGCGGTTCGGCACGACCTTCGGCCAGGCCGAAGAGGAGCAGTCCGTGTTCGGCACGAGCGAGGGCGCCGTGCGCAAGAAGCGCGGACTCGCCTCGCAGGAGCGAGCCATGTTCTCCGGGAGCAGCGGCGGAGCCGCAGCCGGCCTGGGAGTCGGGTACCGTCAGACGTAGCGCGACCAACGCAGCCGGGCCCCGTGCACCCAGCCGGCCCCCACTCGATCCAGGGTGGGGGCTTCGTGCTACTCAGCGCTCCCACGGCCGCCGTTCCGGCGGCGCTACGGGCGCCTTCGGCGCATTCCGCTGGCGCCACAGGCTCCGGGCGACGGCCCCGAAGCCAACCGCCATGGCGACCCCCAGGAGGGGGTGCTGCCATCGGATGACGCTGGCAACGCCAGCGATAGCGGCGAATGCCGAGCCGCGGGCGAGCCAGCCCAGCAGAAACTTCTTCACGTCTCCCCCTCATTGTTGCGATGCCACGAAGGCTGGACTAGGCGAACCCACTTCCGGACATCCAGGAGCCGGTCTATGTCTGGATGGCTGGGGTTCCAGTGCAGGTCGCTTAGGTTCCCGTCGATCTCCTCAAGGGTCGTGACGTTATAGGCGACCCCGAAGACCCCATCCAGGACCGTTCGGCTTCCAATGCTGCGCGTGTGCTCAAGCAAGATCTTGCTCCCTTCCGATGAGGCATGACGTCACATCGACCAAATCGTCCGGGTGGGCGCAGCGTAGCGCTGCGCCATGCCTCCATGTGGGCGCTAGCGCTAAAGTGCTAGCGCTGGTGCATACTGGGGTATGCCCAGGAACGACCGGCCCCTGAGCGAAGGAAGTCCGGGAGTGGAGCGCGAGCTGGCCCCCCAGCCAGTGAGCAGGCCACGCAGAAGTTACGGGAGTTGCAGTGAGCGAGATGTACGGCTTCGGCGTAGACGAGATCGAGCAGGGCGAGCCTCAGAACCAGAACGCGCAGGACCCCAAGGGGTTCCGTAAGTGGATGGACGAGGTCTCGGGAACCCTCAAGGCCCTCAAGGCGGAGAACGAAAGCCTCAAAGAGAGCCAGCGTCAGCGAGAGGTCGCGGAAGCGCTCACGGCGAAGGGCTACGCCCCTCAGGCCGCCGGCCTGTTCACGGGCACGCCCGACAGGCTTGACGACTGGCTGGGCGCCCATGGCGCCGCGTTGGCCAAGAGCGACGGCAGTGCCGTCGAACCGGGTCAGGGCGTGCAGGGCACGCCGCAGACGGTCGTCAGCCCCGAGAGCCAGGCAGCTCTGACGCAGATGGCAGCCGCAGGCGCCAACGAGTCCGCCGCACTCAGCGGCGATGACCAACTGGTGGCGCGGATGAACGCCGCGCAGACAGAGGAAGAGTTCAACGCCATCATGCGCGAGGCGGGGAACCGCCGCTTCTGATCCTTGCCGGGCTCTCTCTCCCTGATTCTGCGACACCCCGAGAGGGTGAGAGACCCAAGTGGCCAACGCCTTTACCGACTCCGCCGCACTGTCCAACACAGTGCAGACCGCGTATGACAAGCGGTTCCGCTACGGGCTGCGCTCGCAGCCCCTGTTCCGTCAGCTCGCCGACGTGATGCCGACCGACCTGACCGCCCCCGGCAGTTCCATGGTCCTGAGCATCTGGGCGGACCTGGCAGTGGCGACCACGCCACTGACGGAGACGTCCGACCCGGACGCGGTTGCCATGAGCAACCCGACCCAGAAGACCCTGACCCTCCAGGAGTACGGCAACCCGGTGCTGCGCACCCGGAAGCTGATGCTCACGTCGCTTACCGACGTGGACCCCGCCGCCGCGAACATGATCGCGTTCAATGCGGCGGACTCGATCGACGTCGTGGTGCAGACCGAGGTCCGTGGTGGATCGAACCTGATCCAGATTCAGGGCGGCGCGATGACCTACGTCACCAACGCCACGATCTCGACCGCCGCGGCCACCATGGTCTCTACCGTGACCTCCGGCGTGGCCACGGACGGTTTCACCTCCCGGGCCGTTCGCTTCGCGAACGCCAAGCTGCGCACCAACAAGGCCGTGCCGAAGCGCGCCAGCTACTTCGGCGGCATGATCCACCCGGAGGTCTCCCATGACCTCCGCCAGGAGACCGGCGCAGCCGCCTGGCGCGACCCGCACAACTACAGTGCGGCCGGGAACATCTGGTCCGGCGAGATCGGCCTCTACGAGGGCGTGTACTGGATCGAGTCGCCGCGCTGCTACCAGGCCGTGGACGCCGGCGCCTCTGGCACCGTGCGGCGCTTCCGCACCTACATCATGGGCCAGGAGGCCCTGGCCGAAGCCGTGGCGGAGGAGTTCCACGTCGTGGCCGGCCCCATCGTGGACAAGCTCGGGCGGTTCCGCCCCCTGGGCTGGCTCGGCATGGCCGGATGGAAGCGATTCCGCGAGGAAGCGCTGATCCGGATCGAGACCACGTCGAGCATCGACGCCACCTGATCTGCGGAAACGCCCTGACTTGAAGGGAGTCCGCATGAGCGGCCTCGATGACACCTCGTACACCATCATGGCGGTGACGGCGACGCCGTACACCGTGACCGCCCAGGACTACATGGTCCTGGTCAACATCAACGGCGCCTCGGTGGTCAATCTGCCGCAGGCGACCGCGCTCAACGCCGGTCGCGTCTACGTCGTGAAGCAGATCGCGTCCGCCTCCGCGGCGGTCACGGTCAAGTCCACCACCTCCACCATCGATGGCACCGCAGGTGCCACTGGCGTCCTGGTGAAGGCGTCCAACGCCAACGGAGCGATGCACTTCCTCTCCGATGGCACCAACTGGCTCATCATCTGCGTGCAGTAAATGGCTACCTGGAGGTTCACCACACCCGTCGTGGCCGAAGGCCCGGCCACCTGGACGGACTGGATGTTCATCCGGGTCAAGCTGAACCGGGGGATCTCGATCCTAGAAGGGCCGCCCGGCACTTATCGGGCGGCCCGGTTCCCCACCCAGGACGAGATCACGGCAGCGACCACCCTCTACATGGGTGGTCATGAGTACGTGGTGGACGACGCCACAAAGGCCGCACTGATCGCGGCCGGCGTGGGCGTCACTTCGGCAAACTTCACCTACGGGCCCGGGACGTACGGGTACGACGGATTCGGATTCGGAGCGTACGGCGGATGACGGTCAGCCCCATATCCAAGGGCACGTCCGACTGGGACGTGCCACTCAATGCCGCCCTGGCGGACCTTCAGGAACAGGCCACGGATTTGCAGACACAGGCCACCGCCACGCAGGCTCTGATCAACCCGGCTGGCATCTACGTACCGAACGGCTGGGGGGCGAACTGGAAGGCCGCCCGCGATGGTGGGGCGGCCACGCTCGCCTTCGTTGGGGGTTCGAGCACCCTTGGGTACTACTCCAGCGACCTTCGTCAGAAGGGCTGGGTGGACCTGATCCGCAACGGCCTTCAGGCCCAGTACGGAGACGGCGGCTCCGGCTACCGGGGAGCCGCCCTGACGGGCGTGGTGCAGGCAGCGGACAGCGTCCCCGCTGCCGCCACGACGGCGTACAACGCCGTAGGGAGCAACGCGACGCTGAGCGGTTCCTGGAGCGTCGGCGGAAGCAGCTTCGGTCCGGGCGCCAAGTACGTGTTCACATCCACCGTGGGGGACTCGTACACCACCACCGTGCGGGGCACCCAGGTGGACATCTACATCGTGGCGGGGACCACGGCCCCGCACACCACGTACTCGTACCAGATCGACGGCGGCGCCGTGGTCACCGTGCCCACCGTCGGCACGGCCGACAACATCCAGCGGACCACCATCAGCGGCCTGGCGGCCACCGACCACACCGTGGTCGTCAAGCACGCCGGAACCGCAGGCCAGTACGTTTCGGTCTGCGGCGTCTCCGGTCGCAACGCGACCGGCGTCGTCGTCAACAACTTCGCCCGCTACGGATCGAGGGCCGCGAACTTTGCGGCCTCGGACGAGACCACCAACACCAGTTGGAATGGGTCGTACAACTACCCGGCGCACTGCGCCGTCCTGACCCACGGGCCGAACGACACGAACAACGGCTCCGACTCCCTCGGTCCAGAGGATCGCGGAGACCTCTGGGCGAAGAACATGCGGATCATCATGGAGCGCATCCGCAACAGCGGAGGCGCTGTCGGCGCCACTGATCTGATGATCGTGCTGCCGCACATCGGCACGTTCGACACCACGAACGTGCTGTACCAGGACTACGTGTCCAGGGCCCGCGGCCTCGCGGAGGGCTTCGGCGCTGCCCTCGTGGACATGTGGGCCATCGGTCGGAACTCCTGGAACCTCTGGAACAGCCTCGGCTACTGGGCGAACTCCTCCGTGCCCGGCGCCGCCGGGACGGACAACGTGCACCCGTCTGACGCCGGGCACCAGTTCATCTACTCGCAGATCTTCCCGATCCTCAGTGGAGCGTGACATGAAGACCGAGCCCGCAGCCGTCACGGGTGACGGCGGCAACGCCACCCTGGTCAACCAAAACGAGGCCGAGATCCTGGACCGCACGGTCACCTCGATCCCGGTTGTCATCGCCCCCGGAGGGGCGGACGACTTCAGTTACGTGAACCCGCGATTCCGTGAGTCCGCCATCGGCGGTGCCTGATGGCCTGCCGGAGCGGCTGCGCCGCCAAGAACCACGTCTCGTACGACGCCTGCCTGAAGGCGGCGAACACGTCCACGTACCTGGCCAGCCCCTCCAGGGGGCTGGACGGCACCGCCCAGAAGAACTGGGACAGGGAACTGTCCGCGTACCGCGACGCGCGCCGTCAGGGCATTCAGCCCGACGGCACGACCATGGGCAAGGTGGAGGACGCCGTGCGGCGCTCCGACACCGCGGGCGCGGCCTACGGCCGCGACTTCTCGATGGCCTCTCCGGGGGAGGGCTGGGATGGCTGAGAATCGCGTCATCGTAGAGAGCGGCAATGTCACCATTGCGGGCGGAACCGTCAACACGGTTCCTGTCGCGCCTGCGG